AACAACCATTCAAGTTTATGGAACAAATTGCGGTTGAAACTAAGGGTAATTTCTTTGAATCACGTACCGTTGAATATCAAAAAGCAAAATTAAATGAAACTTTAACATTTACCGACGACTTTTAATCTACTATCTTAATATACTATGATGTCTCTTAAAATTAAAAAAAGAAGTGGTGAAGATGCCGCTTTCAATCCTCAAAAAATATACAACAGGATTAAACGTTCCGCAAAAGGACTAAATGTGAATTCTGATGAAATTTTTATAAAGGTTATTACTTCAGTACCTGTTGAAGGTGAAATAACGACAAAAGAACTTGATAAACTTGTTTATGAAATTGCCGCAGCTTATACAGGGAGTCATCACGACTATTCTCGATTGGCTTCTTCAGTGGCAATATCTTCATACCACAAAGAAACAAATCCAAGTTTCTATGAAACTATGGTTGAGCTTCATAAGTCGGGTATTATAAATGATGAACTAATGACTATGATTAGTTCTTATGGTTCATCTGAAATTGATAAAGTAATAAATCACGACAACGATTATAATTTTGATTATTTTGCTTGGCGTTCTTTACACGAAATGTATTTGTTAAAGTTACCAAGTGGAAAAACCATCGAAAGACCACAACATATGTATATGAGAGTTGCTTTGTGGGTAACCAAAACTTTTGAAGAGGCTGTATCATACTATAAATCACTTTCAAGTCAATTAATATCACCAGCAACTCCAATAATGATTAANNTGTCTTGTGTTCTTCATTATAATAACGAAGATTCAAGGTCAGGACTATTGGACACGATTACCGATATTTCAACATATTCAGCAGACGCTGCCGGTATTGGACTTTGTATGTCTAATATTAGAAGTAAAGAAACAAGAATATCCTCTTCAGGTGGATACGCTGGTGGTTTATTAAAATATCTAAAAATTGTTAACGAATCTCTTAGATTTTTTAATCAACAAGGACGACGACCTGGAAGTGCGGCGATTTACCTTGAACCTTGGCATAAGGACATTATGGATTTATTAGAGATTAAAAAGAACACAGGTGCAGAAGAGTTGAGAGCTCGTGATTTATTCACCGCGCTTTGGATTCCTGATAATTTTATGAGAGCGGTTAAAACAAACTCTGATTGGTATTTGTTTTGCCCAAATGACATTAAAAAAGCAGGTATTAAACCTTTTCAAGAAACATATGGTACTGAGTATGAAGAAAACTACAATAAAGCGGTTTCTTTAGGGATTGGAAAGAAAGTTAAAGCACAAGATATTTGGTCCAAAATAGTTGAATCTCAAATAGAAACAGGAGTTCCATACTTATGTTCAAAAGATAATGCTAATCGTAAGACAAATCACTCAAACATAGGTGTAATCAAACAATCAAATCTTTGTAATGAAATTTACCAATATACCGATGAAAAAAATACTGCTATTTGTACACTTTCATCTATGGTTTTAAAGAATTTTATTGTTGATGGAAAATTTGATTTCCTTCTTCTTTATAACGAAACAAGAAAAGTTGTCCGAGCTTTAAATAAAGTTATTGACATCAATAGTTACTCAACACAAAAAGGTAAAAAAGGTGGTTTAGAACAACGAGCAATTGCGATTGGAACACAAGGATTGGCTGATGTATTTTATTTGATGGACTATGTGTTTACCGATGAAGAAGCTAAAAGTTTAAACAAACGAATTTTTGAAACTATATATTTTGCGGCAATTTCTGAAAGTTGCGAATTGTGTAGAACTGGAGAATACAAACCATACGAATATTTCCAAGGTTCACCAATGTCAAAAGGAATTTTCCAATTCGATATGTGGGATAATCAACAATTATACCTTTCAGAAGAAAATAAACCTTCAGGATTATGGGATTGGCAAAGTTTAAAAGAAAATGTAATGAAGTATGGTGTGTGTAATTCATTATTCACTGCACAAATGCCGGTAGCGTCTTCGGCCAAAATTACTGGTTCATACGAAATGACAGAACCGGCCCACTCCGCAATTTTTAATAGAAGAGTTGTTGGTGGAGAAATTATGATTGTTAACAAATATTTGATTAATGATTTTGAAAAATTAGGTATTTGGTGTGAAGAATTGAAGAATGAAATCATATTAAATGAGGGGTCTGTTCAAAACATTAATTTTAACACTTATTTAGACACCGAAGATAAAGGGTACTCTAAAAAAGTTAAAAGAATTGAACACCTTATTTTAAAATATAAAACCATTTGGGAAATCTCGCAAAAAGAACTTATCAATATAGCGGCAGACAGAGCACCATATATCGACCAATCTCAATCTATGAACATTTATATGGGTAATCCTACACTTTCAAAGATTACCTCTTCTCATTTCCACGCTTGGGAAAAAGGATTGAAAACATTGTGTTATTATGTTAGAACAAAAGCTATATCAACAGGTGCTAAACATTTGGCTTTGGATGTTTCTAAAGTTGAAAAACCAAAAAATGTTTCATTACCATCACCTGATTTTATAACTAAAAAACCTATCGACTCTGATTTTGAGTGTTTTGGTTGTTCGTCCTAATTAATAATTTACATAAATTATTATTGTCAGCGATAATCGCTGTGACCCGATATATGTCGGGTTTTTTATTTTCAAAAATTTTTATTGAAGTATATTTATTATGTAGATGGCAAAAGAGCCAACATATGGTATTAATTTTCCTTTCCGAGATTCTTTTAATGGTGGGTATTTGGATATGTCAAATACAACAGATGAAGAAATCAGAACGGATTTAGTTCATCTTTTATTAACAAGAAAGGGTACAAGATATTATTTACCTGATTTTGGCACGAGATTGTATGAATATTTATTTGAACCTATGGATGGATTGACATTTTCTGAATTGGAAAATGAAATTAGAGATTCTGTGGAAGAATACATTCCAAACTTATTAATAAATAAAATTACTATTCAACCCGCATCAGATGGTGAAGAAGATAAAGGTACTTACATAAATTCTAATGATGACAGAGTTTACCGAGTACCTGGAATCGGCACTAAAGAACATACAGCAAAAATAAAAATAGATTATACTATCCAAGACGATACATTCAATTCGAGTGATTTTGTAATCATCAATATTTAAATGATATATGGCTAACAAAAAAATATCATATACTACAAGAGATTTTCAATCCATAAGAACTGAATTAATTAATTTTACAAGAACGTATTATCCTGACTTAGTTCAAAACTTTAATGACGCGGCGGTTTTTTCCGCACTTATGGATTTGAACGCGGCTGTAACAGATAATTTACAATTTAATATAGATAGAAGTATACAAGAAACCGTATTACAATATGCTCAACAAAAATCTTCCATTTATAATATTGCCAGAACATACGGGTTGAAAGTGCCGGGTCAAAGACCTTCGGTTGCTATGGTTGATTTATCGATTACCGTACCTGCGTTTGGAGATTCCGAAGATTTAAGATATTGCGGATTGTTAAGACAAGGTTCCCAATTTTTTGGTGCGGGTCAAGTTTTTGAGTTAGTGTATGATGTTGATTTTGCATCTGCAATAAACGCTGAAGGTTATCCTAATAGGATTAAAACACCAAACTTTGATGCTAATAATAAATTATTAAATTATACAATAACAAAGAGAGAAACGGTTGTTAATGGACTAACTAAAGTATTCAAAAGAGTTATTACACCAAATGATATTAGACCATTTTTTGAATTATTTTTACCCGAGAAAAATGTTTTGGGGATTACGAGTGTTTTACTCAAAGATGGTACAAATTATGCAAATGTTCCTGATACAAACGAATTTTTAGGTGCGGATAATAGATGGTATGAAGTCGATTCTTTAATTCAGGATAGAGTTTTTGTTGAAGACCCAACTAAGGTGGCTGATAATCCGGGTTTAAAGGTTGGAAAGTATATACAAACAAATAGTAAATTTATAACAGAGTATACACCTGAAGGATTTTTCAGAGTTATATTTGGTGGTGGTAGTCAATCAGCGGATGAACAATTAAGAGAGTTTGCAAGAAACGGATACAAACTAGATTTATATAAATATTCAAATAACTTTGCCTTAGGTAGTGTGTTAAAGGCTAATTCAACATTATTCATTCAATACAGAATTGGTGGAGGTGTTTCAAGTAACTTAGGGGTTGATGTTATTACTCAAGTAGGTACGGTATATTTTTCAATAAATGGACCTTCAACATCAGTAAACACATCGGTTAAGAATTCATTAATTGTAACAAACGTTACAGCCGCTATTGGTGGGGCTAATAATCCAACAATTGAAGAAGTTAGATATTTAACAACTTACAATTTTGCCGCACAACAAAGAGCGGTAACCGTAAATGATTATAATTCAATAATAAGAACTATGCCTTCTCAGTTTGGAGCACCAGCGAAAGTGGCAATAACCGAACAAAATAACAAAATTATAATTCAAATGTTATCTTACGATGAGAATGGTAAGTTGACTGAAATTATATCAAACACTTTAAAAAATAACGTCGCAAATTATTTGTCAAATTATAGAATGATGAATGATTACATTTATATTGAATCCGCTAATGTGATTGATTTAAGTGTAAATTTAGATGTAGTTTTAGATAATACTCAAAATCAAGGTTCCGTTATATCCAGAATAGTTAACATCATATCTGACTTTTTTGAACCCGCTAATAGAACAATGGGTCANNAAAACGTTAATGTGTCAGAACTGAAAAGATTAATTCAAAGTGAAAATGGAGTAATTAACATTGCAGGAATGCAATTCTATAATAATGTTGGTGGACAATATAGTTCTTCACAAACTTCTCAAGCATATATAAATTCAACAACAAGAGAAATCGGTTTGATATATGATACCATATTTGCTGAACCAAATCAAACATACCAAATTCGATATCCAAGTAAAGATATTACCGTAAGGGTCAACAATTTCCAAAATATCAATTTTGCTTGATAATTTATTTTTAACGAGAATAGTTTATGTTTTTATATAAAAACTCAAATAAACTATTTATGTTAAAAGTTATTAAATGTCAAAATCGGTAAGAATCCGTACAGAAGTTGGTAAAGACAAACAAATTAATGTCTTATTGGAACAAGATTTTGAATCTTTAGAGATTCTTTCTCTCAAATTATTACAAAGTGACATTTATACAAGACCTTGTTCTGATTATGGAGTTATTGTAGGAAGAGTTTCTATAAATAATGGTTATGGTATACCAAACGCAAAAGTTTCAGTTTTTATACCTTTGNNTGCTAATGATGAGTTAGACCCTATCATATCAACTTTATATCCATATAAGAACGTTGAAAATCTTAATGAAGATGGTTATAGATATAATCTACTTCCTTATACAAAATCATATAGTGCTCACCAACCAACAGGAACTTTTTTTGATAAAGAAGATGTTTTAATAAACCCGTATTACATTCAAGTTTTTGACAAGTATTACAAATATACTGCAAGAACCAATAATAGTGGTGACTTTTTAATTTTTGGGGCTCCTTTAGGAAATCAAACAATTCACGTCGATATAGATTTGTCTGACATAGGTGAATTTTCATTGACACCTCAAGATTTGGTTAGAATGGGTGTGGCAACCGAAAATCAAACAAATGGTACCACTTTCAAAACATCATCAAATTTGGCTGAGTTACCTCAAATAGTTTCTTTGAATAGAATTGTAGAAGTGAATCCTTTTTGGGGTGAACCAGATGTTTGTAATTTGGGTATTACTCGAGTCGATTTTGATATAACTAATGAAAAAAATATTAATTTAGTTCCAACGGCAATTTTTATGGGGTCATTATTTTCATCTGAAGATGACACCGCACAAAAAAGAAATTGTAAACCTAAATTAAAACAAGGTATGTTGTGTAATTTAACAACAGGACCAGGTGAAATTAAAGCAATACGTCAAATGATTAATTTAGACGTAAATGGTAGACCTGGTCTAGAACCATTTGAGTTAGAAAATGGAGGACAAGTAATTGATGATAACGGAGCTTGGGTTATTGATGTCCCAATGAATTTAGATAGAGTTGTTACAAATGAATTTGGTGAAAACGTGTTTACAATCGACCCCAAAAAAGGGGTTCCTACAAGTGCTAAATACAGATTTAAAATTAAATGGAATCAACCTCCAACACTCAAAGAACCCGTTAAACGAGGTTATTTTTTAGTACCTAATATTCGTGAGTATTGGACAAGTACAACTTATGACCCTTTAGATTTACCAACACCACCTCCTTGTTTTTATCAAAATGTTCCTTGTGATTATACTGACGCTATGAGAGCGTATTCATTCAGTTTAGATTGGAATGATTACGGATTCACAGGTGATTCTCGTGGTCAACAAATGATACAAGACGCAATTAATTGTGAGGATAGGTTTTATTATATGCAATATAATAAGGTCTATACCGTTTCCGGCTTAGTTACACAATATA